CAAAAGATTCCTACATTCCAGTTCACTCAGACGGCATATATAGTAGAGCCGTTACTGTGTATTTAAATGAAACTTGGCAATATAATGATGGAGGAATGTTTAATTGGCTTAATCCAGAGAATAATGAATGGAAAAACATTGAGCCAACATTTAATAAAGCCGTTGTAAATGATTCAGGGTATTCACATGGAATAACACCTGTAAAGTCATCTAGTAATAGAATAACCTTACAGGTGTTTTTAAGTCCGCTTATTTAGGAAATTTAGCCATCCAGAATTTGGTTCTTGGGGTAATACCCTTCCAAGAAGACCAGTCATCTCCACCATTTGTCATATAGTAGGCAATTTCTGCATTCTTGACGGGATTGAATAGTTCGGCATTAGAATTAATGTCAAACTTATCTCTACGATCAGGACCAAGGCCGTCAATCATATTGATTTGAAACATTCCATAAGACGAGTCGCCAGTCTTGTGGTTGCCATTAAAAGCCAATGGTCTCCCATTAGATTCTTTCTTGGCCACTGCCCAAGCAACAACAAGGTCTTTACCCTTGAAGCCTACTAGAGAAAGCAGTTCCTTTAGTTCTAAATCAGTCAGAGAAACCTTGTTCTCAAAACTCTCTAGTTTTTTTGTCTTAGAAACCAAAAAAACCTCTTTCGAGGCGGGTTCCGATGTCTGAGCCTGTTCAAGGCTAAGATTGTTTTTTGTATCAAGATCTGAAGAAGCACTAGCATTGGACATAACCGACACTAATGCAACGATACTGAGTGTGCTAATGATCTCTTTGTTTCTTTCGATAAATTTAATCATAGTTTCCTCCTTAGAAAACAATAACACCCTGGTAGGTGTTACTACTAAGTATAGCATGAGATTTTTGATAAATCAACTTTAGAGGGTGGTATAATAAAGATTATGCCACAATACGCATCTAATTATCCTACCTCACTTTCATATCCTATTGCCTCAGATCCAGTCAATGTACACGGAGATTTTAAAGTTTTAGTAGATGCTTTAAATAATATTTTGCCACCACTAGGAATGACTAGTGTTGCTTCTCCTGTAAGAAATGACAGTTCTTCTCTAACATTGCCTGCTGGAACTCCCGTTTTTATTTCTGGAAAAGTTTCTCATGGAGGGAAATATAAAACAACGGTACAAAAATATAATCCATCAAGCCCTACACATAATCCAGATGTTGCAATTCTTGGCTTGACTCAGACAGATATACTTCCTGCAAGCGAAAATGGTGGAGATGGTGTTGTTGTAGTTTCTGGAATTATACAAATGAATACTGTGTATCTTGGCGCTGCTGGAACAAAAGTTTATATAGATTCAACTGGAACGCTTGTAGGAAATCGTCCATCAACAGGGCCAGCAAGATATGTAGGAGTTGTTGCAATTAATGAGACCAAATCCTTTGGCGGAATGTTAATTGTTCAAACAAAAGGAAACGGTACTTGGGGCGCACTCAAAGACGGTTTGTCGTGATATAATAACAATATGGCAACTTTAAGAGGATCTCAATCATTATATAATATAGGTAATCCACCTCCAACTGTTATTTGGACTGTCGTTCGTGGAGATACTTCTGGTTTTAAAGTTTATGTAACAGACGATGCAAAAGTCCCGTTAATTTTAAAAGGTGCTGGATCTGAATGGGATATTGCTATGAAGATTAAGAGACCAACCCTTGCATCAGACAAAGGAGTCATCACTGATAATGCAACTACAATAATGGCTTTGCATCCAGTTGCAGATGAAGATGACCTTGTTGGAGAATTTACAGTTTGGCTTACAGCAGAAGAATCCAATGTATTGCAGACAGGAGACATCTTTGATATCCAGGTTAGCGATCCAACAAGAGTTTGGACAGTTTGCCAGGGTAGCATGAAGATTCTTGAAGATGTAACAGATTAATGGCCACAGCATTAATACTTGATGAACTTAATGGTAAAACAAAACAAATTTTTCCTATTGACTACCCCTTAATTCAGGTAGAAGACTTTACAAGAAACACCTTAGTAACAGACATACTTCCTTTTAGAGTTAAGTTTTCAGCCATTCAAATTGTGGCTATTGGTTTAGGAAATACCCCAGCAATTCCACTACAAGTTATTGGCTATAGCAACTATATTCTATAATTATCTAATTAAAAGGGTGATATAATTGCGACATGGCTAAAATATCAATTTCAGATGTAAAAGGTTTATTCCAAACAGGAGATAGACCAACTCAAGAAAATTACGTAGACTTAATTGATACCGCTTCAGCCCAAGCAACAGATTTGGGATCAAAGGGTAACAACGAAAATGAAGTCAACGGCATTGAAAATGTAACTGTCATTGATAACTTTGATGCTACAGTTTGGCGCATGGTCAAGTATATTATTTCAATATCAAAGACCTCTGCAGGGGACAATAAGTTCTATGCAACTGAATTAACAATTCTTGTTGACGGTACAAATGTATCAGTCAGCGAGTACGGCACTATCGACAATGATGGGAATATTGGCACCATTGATGTCTCTCGCACTGGAAATACCGTGGCTATTACAGTCACTCCAGATCCTGCGATCAAGCCAGTCACAGTTCGTTACGCACGAATTGGACTTAAGGCATAACTAAGGAGATATAAAAATGGCAACAGTAAATAAAGATTTTAAAATTAAGAGTGGTTTAATCGTTGAAGGTACAACAGCGACAGTTAACGGTTTTGACGTTCTTACAAAGAAGCAAGGAGATCAAGATTATATTGTTGGTCTTATTGGTGGTACAGCAACATCTGCTAACACAGCAAACACAGTTGTAAAGCGTGATGCTAATGGAGATTTTGCTGCTGGTGATATTACAGCAGACTTGATTGGTAACGTAACAGGCACAGTCTCAAGCCTTTCAAACCATAATACAGACGCACTTTTTGAAGGAAATCAAAACCAGTACTTCACAAACCAAAGAGCACTTGATGCAACTTCAGCAGCATACGATGCAGCAGGATCAGCAGCAACAGTAGCAGGAGATCTTACAGATCACGAAAATGCTACAGCAGCACACGGTGCAACAGGTGCGGTAGTTGGAACAACCAACACACAGACATTAACAAACAAGACTATTGGAGATACACTTAACTTCACTGGCGCAGGAGCAATGACAATCAATTCTGATTCTCATATCGTTCTTACTCCAGCAGCAGGATCTTCTGTTAAATGGGGCGCAGATGTTCTTGCAACCCAGGCTTATGCAGATCAAGCAGAAGCAGATGCAGTCACATCAGCAAATTCTTACACAGATAATTCACTTTATCCAAATGGAATAATTAACAACCCTACATTTGACCTATATGGATCAGCAGCAACTGCACAGAGCAATGCAGTAACAACTGCAAACGCTTACACAGATACTGAAATTGCAGCACTTGTAGATTCAGCACCAGAACTTCTTGATACACTCAACGAGTTGGCAGCAGCAATTGGAGATAATCCAAACTACGCAACAGATCTTGCTACATCAGTAGGAACAAAGGCTCCTCTGGCTTCACCAGCATTAACTGGTGTACCAACAGCACCTACTGCACCAACAAATACTAATTCAACTCAGATTGCTACAACAGCGTATGCTGATCAAGCAGCATCTGCAGCAGCAGGCGCAGCACAGGCTAATGCAGAATCAACAGCAGCAGGATATGCTTCTGATGTAGCAGATGACCTTGCAGCACACGAACTGCTTACTTCAGGAGTACACGGAGTAAATGGTTCAGTAGTTGGAACTTCTGATCAGCAGACTCTTACAAACAAGACAATTGATGGTGGAGATAATACACTTCAAAATATTCCAAATTCTGCTCTTGATCATGACTACATTACAATTCAAGGAAGCAACATCTCTCTTGGTAATGGAATTACACTCAATACAGACGATATCTCTGAAAATCAACAAACAACAAACCAGTACTTCACAGATGCTCGTGCTAAGGATTCAGCAATGAATCTTCTTGTTAATTCAAATCAAAATAACATTGTAATTGAATACAATAATGCTAATGATGGACTTATTATCACAGCAGAAAACGGTGTAGCAGATTCTACAACCGATGATCTTGATGAAGGTACACTTAATAGATACTTTACAGATGTTCGTGCAGTAGATGCTCTTGAAGCAGTTGTTCCAAACTTTACAGCAGTTGAGTTAAACTCAGTTGCTAAGCAGGTTGCAGCAACTCTTTCAGCACCAACTGCAGGAATTCAGGTTGCCTATCAATTTCTTAAGGACGAGTACCGCTCAGCAGAATATCTTGTAAAGGTTGCTTATGGAAATCACACAGAAATCTCAAAGGTACTTCTAACACTTGATGCCAACGATAACGTTGCAATCACAGAGTATGGAGTTGTTGGAACCAACGGTTCAGCATCTACAATCTCTGCAGCCGTACAGGGTCTCTTTGTAAAACTTACAGTAACAACTGCTAACAATGACTCAACAGTTACTGTTATGGGAACATTGCTTAAGTAATAAAAAATAAAAATAGTTGGAAGAGGGAGTAGTAAATGACAACAGTCGACAAAGACTTCAAGGTCAAGAATGGATTAGTCGTAGCAAACGGCGGTACATTCGGAGATGCAGTAACAGTAGGGGCTCCAACCCTTAATGCCCATGCAGCAACTAAGGAGTATGTCGATAGTCGTTCAATGGCTGTTGGCTCTACTGCTCCTTCTTCACCAACTAACGGAACACAGTGGTTAGACACTCTAACAAATAGAGTTAACTTTTACTACAATGGAGCCTGGTACACCCAAGCAACTATAGAAGACACAAATAGTATTCCAGATCACATTCACGACACAGCAATTGATGGCACTGGCTTTATTGTGAGTATGTTCGTAGACTCTGGGTTTTTTGATAGCCCAATGACTTCTGTTTCAGATTCTGGAAATGCATCAGACACAGAGTTTACCTCTACCAGAGATGGCGGAATAGCAATAGATAACTTCAATTAAAAATTGGATGTTATAATAAGATAATAATGGGCAGCCCCCATAAGGAGAAAAATACATGGCAGTTAGACAACAGCAAAGAAGAGGCACTGCAGCGCAGTGGACATCTGCAAATCCAATTTTGTCACCAGGTGAAATCGGTTTTGAAATTGATACAAATAAATTTAAGATTGGTGATGGAACAACTCGTTGGGCCTCCCTAATATACTTTACTGCCGACGCAGCAGCAGCACTTGAAGGCCTAATTGATGGTGCTCCAGGTCTGCTAAACACTCTTAATGAACTTGCAGCAGCCGTAGGCGACGATGCAAACTTTTTCTCTACAGTAACAACAAATATTGCAACTGCTAAGTCAGAGGCTATTTCTGCAGCCTCAGCAGATGCTACTTCAAAGGCTAACGCAGCAAAGACTGCTGCAGAAGCAACAGCCTCAGCAGATGCTACTTCAAAGGCTAACGCAGCAAAGACTGCTGCAGAAGCAACAGCCTCAGCAGATGCTACTGCAAAGGTAGCAGCAGAGACAACTGCTCGTAATGCAGCACTTGATCTAAAAGCACCAAAGGATTCACCAACATTTACTGGTACAGTAGTTCTTCCAGCAGTTACTGCAGATGGAAGTATTGTCCCTTCTACAGATAACGTATACGACCTAGGATCTCCTACAAAGATGTGGAAAGATATCTACGTAGGTCCAGGATCACTTTATGTTAATGGTCAGAAGGTTATTCAGGATGAATCAGGAGCAATTGTTGTTTCTGCGGATGTTGACGAAAACCTAGGACTAAGAACAAGTGGAAGCGGTAACATTGAACTAGATCCAACAGGAACTGGTTCTGTTCTTGTTAAGGGACCTATGGTCGTTGAAGCGGGAGCAAACTTCTCAAGCGCAGACGGAAATGGAATTACTTTTAGTAACGGCATTAAGTCTGACAGTATTACAAGCAAAACATTAAACACAGACCTATCTCTATCAGGAAATGGTACAGGAAAAGTTTACTTAAACGATAATACAGAAGTAAATGGAAACCTTACCGTTGTTGGAAATCTAAATGTTGGTGGAACAGTTACAACAATAAACAGCGAGACAATTTCTTTGGCTGATAACATTATTGACTTAAACAGCAACTTCACAAGCGGAACTCCAAGCGAAAACTCTGGAATAAGGGTTGTTCGTGGAGATGAATCAAATGTTCAAGTTCGTTGGAATGAGTCTACAGATAAGTGGCAGTTTACAAACGATGGCGCAAATTTCTTTGACATCGCTCCAGTACAGTCACCAACATTTACAGGAGTTCCTGCAGCACCAACTGCTTCAGTCGGAACTGACACAACACAAGTTGCTACAACAGCATTTGTTAAGGCAGCAATAGAAAATATTTCAAGTCTAAACCTTGTCCTTGATGGCGGGGGAGTTTAAAATAATGAAAGAACTTAGTGGTATAATTACAAAGAATACGTACGCAACCCGTACTAAGGAGAACTAAATATGGCAACAAGAATGCAACAGCGCAGAGGGATAGCATCTCAATGGACGTCTGTAAACCCAGTACTAGCAGCAGGTGAAATCGGTTTTGAGACCGACACCAATAAGTTTAAGATGGGTAACGGAACATCTACATGGACCCAGTTAGTATATTTTGCTAACGCAAATGAACTTACAGCAGCGATCAACTCAGTTGTTGGCATGGCTCCAGAAACTCTAAATACTTTGTCAGAAATTGCAGATGCTTTAGGTGATGACCCTGATTTCTTAACACTGTATGCAACAAATGCAAAGGTTGATCTTGCTACACTTAACGGAGCATCATCTCTTCAACTTGTAAGCGATACACTCAGCACAGCACAAGTTACCCACGCAAACAAAACAACAGAGGTACACGGCATTGCAAACACAGCACTACTTGCAACAATGGCTTACGCTGATACAGCAGAAGCAGATGCAATTACAGCAGCAGGAATAGCAGCAGATACAAAGATTGCTACAGCAGTTGCAGCACTTGCAAAGTCTTCAGTAGGGCTTGCAAATGTTGATAATACTTCAGATCAGAACAAACCAGTCTCAGACGCACAAGAATCAGCAATCGCAACCGCAAAGTCTGAAGCAATTGCAGAGTCAGAAACTATCTCAAACTCTCATGTCTCAACACATAATGCTATTACGACAAATGTTCACGGTATTGCAGATACTTCACTTCTTGCAACAAAAGCGTATGCTGACACAGCAGAAACAGACGCAATCTTTGCAGCAGGACAAGCAGCAGATGCAAAGGTTTTGGCACATAATGATGAAACAACAAATGTTCATGGAATTTTAGACACATCAGAGTTAGTTACTAGCGCAGATCTTATAATTGCCCTAGATGGCGCTGCTGGTGAATATCCATCTCTTGCAGGCGAAGGTCTTGAGTGGGACGCAGTTAATGAGCAGTTTGATATTGATGAAACATTAATAGCAACTAGAGTTTACGCAGAAAACACAGCAGATACAAAGATTGCTACAGCAGTTGCAGCACTTACACCGTCTTCAGTTGGACTTACAAGTGTTGATAATACAGCAGACTTAGCAAAGCCAGTATCTACAGTACAGGCCACAGCAATTGCTACTGCTAAATCAGAGGCTATTACAGCAGCAGGAACAGCAGCAGATACAAAAATTTCTACACACAATACAGATACATCAGATGTACACGGAATTGCAGATACTTCACTTCTAGCACTTAAGTCAGAAGTTGCAGCAGTAACAAAGTCATCACTTGGTCTTGGAAATGTTGATAATACAGCAGACGCAGACAAGCCAGTATCTACAGCACAGTCTTCAGCAATTGCAACTGCAAAGTCAGAAGCAATCGCAGATGCAACATCACAGGTTAATGCACTACTAACAGGAGCCCCAGCAGCCCTCAACACACTTGATGAACTTGCTGCAGCACTTGGTGATGACGCAAACTTTGCAGCATCAGTAACAACTAGCCTTGGACTTAAGGTAGATTCCTTAACACCAATTTCACAAAAGACACAATCATACACACTTTCATCACTAACTGAAAGAGACGATTTAATTGAAATAGGATCTTCATATCAGTGCACACTTACAGTTCCACCAGAATCAGCAGTTAATTTCCCAATTGGAACCTCTATCGATGTTCTTCAAACAGGAACAGGACAGGTTACAATTGCTGCAGGTGCAGGAGTAACTGTTAATGCAACACCAGGTTTAAAGTTGCGTACACAATGGTCTGGAGTTACTCTTTTCAAGAGAGCAGCAGATACTTGGGTAGTATACGGCGACCTAACAGCATAAAAAATTTAAATAGGAAAAAGGAGATATACAAATGGCAGTTAATAAGAATATAGGTGGAAGATCCCAAGCAGCAAACGACTTCTTAGAGCCACAAGCACCAATAAATGTTGTTCTAACAGATGTTGGAACAAACAGACCATATAATAATGGTGCCGTATCAGTTGCATTTGCACTGCCAGCAGACTCTCCTCAAGCAACATCCTACACAGTAACACTCAGTAGCGGACAAAGCAATACTGGGTCTTCTTCTCCTATAACCGTTACAGGAATTAATTCTTCAGCATCAGTTACTGCAACAGTTACTGCAACGAATTCTTATGGAACATCTCCAGCATCTTCTACATCTTCTGCAGTAACAGTAACTACAGTTCCAGCAACACCTGGGGCACCATCAGCATCAACTCCTTCAGCAGGAACAGACTATGTTTCATGGACAGCACCAGATAATGGTGGTAAAGCAATTACTAACTATCGTTGGACATCCGATGATGGTAAAGCAGGAGATACTTCTTCAACTGCAGTAAATGTTGGTCAAGAGCAGGGATCAGCACAGACATATAATGTTTATGCTACCAATGCTAATGGAAACTCAGGAACATCCTCTTCATCAGGATCTGTTACTACAGCATTCTCGTTTGCACCGTTTGGCGCTTTTGGTTTCGTACCAGCACCTACACCAGTACCAGTTGTAAACTGTAATGAGTGTCTTAGTTATGAGCCATCTGATGGTTCTTATGGATTAACACAAAACAATGGATCATGTCCTTCAGGTACAATAACTTACAGAATGTGTCGTACTCCAGCATCTTGTCCAGATCAACAGCAGTTTGGGCCTTGCGTTCCACCAGCACCTACACCAGTTCCAACACCAGTTCCAACACCAGCACTTGACTGTGTAACATGCGTAAACGGTACATATACAGGTGGTTGTCCAAGTGGACAGACAGGTAGTATAACCTATTGCAGAACTGCAGCAGCATGTCCAGACTACGAACAAAGCCGTAACTGTGTAGCAGCACCAACACCAGTACCTGTACTAGACTGTACAACCTGTGTTTATGGTACTACAAATCCCGCTTGCCCTTCTGGACAGGTTGGTTCTCGCACCCGTTGCATTACAAATGCAGGATGCCCTGATTATGATATTTCTAATACATGCGCTACCCCATTCGGAGCCTTTGGAGCCTTCGGAGCCTTTGGAGCCTTCGGAGCCTTCGGAGCCTTTGGTGCCTTTGGTGCCTTTGGTGCCTTCGGTGCTTTTGGAGCATTCGGAGCCTTCGGTGCTTTTGGAGCATTCGGAGCATTCGGAGCATATTCATTCGGTGCAAAGTCTGTAAGTGTAGACACTTTGGTTTTGACTACAAATGGATATACTCAAGCAGCAAACCTTAAGGTAGGAGATGTTCTTGTTTCTACAGAAATCCCTGGCTTGGGAATGAACTTCACAATGGAAGATGTTCAAAATTGGTCGGGAAATCCAGAAGGACTTGCCATGGTTCCTGATAAAGAAACAACAATCATGCATATAGGAACTTCTACAGCAGAAGAGTCTGTATCAGTAAATGGTGAATTCTACTCAGGATCTCACTACATGCTGGTAAAGAGAGATGGAGAGGCTAAAATGATTGCTTCTATAGATCTTTTAAATACAGATGAGTTATGGTCTACAGACACAAACACTTGGACTGCTATCACTGAATTAACTATCGCATACCTGCCTCATCAGGTTGTTTCTATCAACTGTGAGCCTTACGACATGTTCTACACAGATCACTTCTTGGTCTATGACGGCTATCAAACAGCAGAATAGTTTGATATGTTTGACCTTGTAGACACATCTAATTTTAAGGTTGAGTATCCAGAAGCACTTTCTGGAGCCTGGGTTTATTATGTATTCTTCAAAAACCATGAAACTTTAGATGGCTTGATTTGCGGATACTTCAATGATAAACATCCAAGTGGGTCCGTATATGTAGGAGATTATGTTTTAAATGATTATCCAGATGTTTACGGAACATGGAAAAAAGACAACGAATCTGGAAGCAATATTATGGATAGAATTGCAGTATCTCCAATTCTTAGGAAAAAGGGTATAGGCAGCGCAGCACTTTATTACGGGGCAACTTTATTAGAACACCTTTACGACAAAAAATTTGATCATGCATACGGCTCTAGTATTGGGAACAGGGTCTACCACTCTGCTTTTAATGTTGTCCAAACCGTTGACGATACCCCAATAGAAAAAGGAGCAGACTTAAAAGAAGAATTTTTTGATCAGCCACTGTATCCTAATGTATTTTTTGGCAGGAAGGTGTCAAAATGATAGACTATATTTTTTATAAAATAGGCAATGATCTTAGTGGATTAATAAAAACATTGACACAGGAAATATGCAAAGAGAATAATATAAATTATAACAAACAAAATTACAAGGTTTTGCTTTCTAGTGAAAAAGTGTTTGCTAAAAATAATGATGTAAGGTTTACATCTGGATCAAAAAAATATTTATGTTTTTATGGAAAAGCATATTTAAATAATGCAGGAAACATTGTTGAAAACATATATACAACTGGTGGTTTAGTAACAATTGAGCCACAAAATAATAGCCTGTTAATTATGTGTGGGGGTGTAGAAAATTCAACAGTTGTAGAAAATACTGAAGAACTGTTGCACTTCTATGTCGCACCAAGCCACATGCTAGAATTGCAGGATCCTAAATTGTGGCAATTCCTTTAATATGATATAATAAAACTAACGAAAGGCTTATATGAATACTATTAGATTTCTTCAGATGTATCCAGCGCTGACAAACATTGTTCCAGAGCCAGAGCCAGGTACAAAAAATGTCCCTTCGTGGTATAAAGAGCAGCCAGCAATTGCAGGAGGAAGCGATATTCCTGATAGAGGAGTAATGAGACTTACTGTAAAAAAATGTCAGGCTTTTTTTGATGCTATGGCAATGGGCTACATATTAAAAGTTCCATGCGATATCTATATAGATACAACTGATGGAGAGATTAATATCCAACTTCCTATTCATATGAATAAGTATTATACCCTGTTGATAAGTGAGCATGTTGCTGAGCAAGTATCTCATTTGCCTATAGATCAAGACATATATTGCAATAAGATATTAAGAATTCATCCTACCTGGATGGTACAAACTGATAAAGGTTACAGTACATTCTTTACAAACCCAATCCATCAGCCAGTCTCACCACTAAAGGCTATTGATGCAGTCGTTGATACTGATAACTATTTCACTGATGGACATCTTTCGTTTTTAGTAAAAAAGAATTTTAAAGGAACTATAAAGCAAGGAACTCCAATGTTTCAGGTTTTTCCATTTAAGAGAGAAGACTGGACTATGGAATTAGATAAAAACTTCTCGGCAGCAAAAGTAGAAGAGCAAAGAGGAAGAGTTCGATCTAGTTTTCAAAATGGATATAGACTAAAGTTTTGGCAAAAGAAAACATATAAGTAAAACTGTCAACTCCAACTTTAGGTAGAGTTTTGCTTTTTATAAAACTCTGGTATACTTAAGTCTTAATCCGTTTTTGAAAGGACGATAAACATGTCAGATTTTTTTAGTTTTAAACTTCCAGAGGACTTCGTAGAAAAGTTTAAAAGCCAAGAAAGCCCATTTGGGTTTAAGGATGCAGCAGAAAATTCACTTGGAGAGATTACTTTTATTCGTACATATTCTCGCATGAAGGAAGATGGAACTAAAGAAAGATGGCACGAAGTTTGTCGTCGTGTAATCGAGGGTATGTATTCAGTTCAGAAGAATCATGCTAAAGAAAATCGTTTACCTTGGAATGATTACAAGGCTCAGAAGTCTGCACAAGAAGCATTCCAAAGAATGTTTGAATTAAAGTGGACACCACCAGGAAGAGGTATGTGGGCATTTGGAACTCCTATGGTAATGGAGAAAAAGAACTCAGCAGCATTACAAAATTGTGCAATGGTATCTACAAAGGACCTTGACAAAAATGATCCAGGAGCCCTATTTGCTTGGGTTATGGATGCTCTTATGCTTGGTATTGGTGTAGGGTTTGACACAGTGGGACAGGATAAGCATTTCTCAATCTATGCCCCAACAGAACCAGAACAGGTGTTCGAAATCCCAGACACTCGTGAAGGCTGGGTAGAGTCAGTCAGATTGCTTATCAACTCATACCTAAGAGCAAACCAAAGTATTCAGAAGTTTAACTATGATTTGATTAGACCCCTAGGAGCCCCTATTAAGGGCTTTGGAGGCGTTGCATCAGGACCTGCACCTCTTATCAAGTTGCACGACCACATAGACCGTGTAATAGGCTCCAGGACGGGTGAAACACTAGACTCTCGTGCTATCGTAGACCTTGTAAATCTTATTGGTACCTGTGTAGTATCAGGTAATGTTCGTAGATCAGCAACTCTTGCTTTGGGTAATGCGGGGGATGAAACATTTATGAATCTAAAGAACTCAGAGTTATTCCCAGAGCGTAACTCATTTGATCCAGAGAATCCAGGCTGGGCTTGGATGTCTAATAATTCTATTTCGGCAGAAGTAGGAACAAAGTACGAAGACTATGTAGATTTAGTTACAGAAAATGGAGAGCCAGGTTTTATCTGGCTTGATGTTGCTCGTAATTATGGCAGACTAAAGGATGCGCCAGATGGAAAAGACTATCGTGTGATGGGCTTTAATCCCTGTGCGGAGCAGCCATTGGAGTCATACGAATTATGTACACTTGTAGAAGTGCACTTGAATCGTCATGAATCTAAGGAAGACTTCCTGCGTACCCTGAAGTTTGCATACCTCTATGGAAAGACTGTAACACTTGTTCCAACACACTGGCCACAAACAAACGGTATCATGCAACGCAATCGTCGTATTGGTACATCACTAACAGGTATTGCATCATTTGCAGATCAAAAAGGTTTGCCAATTGTTCGTGAGTGGATGGACGAAGGATATAATAAGATCCGTCACTATGACCACCAATACTCTGAGTGGCTATGTGTTCGTGAGTCAATTCGTGTAACAACTGTAAAGCCTTCAGGATCAGTTTCAATTCTTTCTGGTGCAACTCCTGGAGTTCACTGGGGACCTGGAGGAAACTTCTTCCTTCGTGCCGTTCGATTTGGAACTACAGATCCAATGATCCATTTGTTTAAAGCAGCAGGGTACACAATTGAAGAGGATGTTGTATCAGCAAATACATCAGTAGTTTACTTCCCAATCAAGTCAGGTCATCCAAGATCTGAAAAGGATGTAACCCTATTTGAAAAGATTGCACTTGCTGCAACTGCTCAAAAGTATTGGTCTGACAATGGAGTATCTGTAACATTATCATTTGATAAGGAAACAGAATCAAAGCATATTGTTCCAGCACTTAATATGTACGAAGGACAATTAAAGGCTGTTTCATTCTTGCCAATGGGAAATACAGTTTATCCACAGCAGCCATATACTCAGATCACTGAGGAGCAATACGAGTCCTATATCGGTAAGTTAAAGCATATTGATTTTGCTGCAATTTACGACGGTGTGGATAATCTTGAGGCTCAAGGCGAAGCATACTGTACAACAGACTACTGTGAAATTAAAATAAACAAGTAGTCTTCTGTGGTAAAATAGACCTATAATGTCTACTTCATCAAACCTATATGCCGAAAAAGTCTTTGCTGAGCATCCGACTGGTCTATGGGCATTGGATGACAAAGCAGATTATGTTTCTTTAATCTCTGAGAATCAAAGAGTTTTGTCTAGTATTCCAAGATGGGAAATCTTTGGCGGAACGGTGGCTGCCTACCCAGAGTCTGTTGGAGAGCCATTTATTGGTAGTTATGTAGGAAGAGTTATAGCAGATCCAACACCTGATAAACAAAATGCATCAATAACATTAAGAAGTAAAGACATAATTGATTCGTCTTTATTAAATAAATATTTAAGAACTTTTTCTTTGGGTGCCTACGTGTATTCAGAAAGTTCTTATATATCTGGTTTTGAGATTGGGTATCAATATACAGATACCACAAGTGGTCAAGACATAGTTCATTTAAAAAATTTTGAGACAGTAATAAATAAAAGTTGGATTTTTATATCAGAAACATTTGATATCCCTGAAGATAAGTTTGGAATCAAACTTGTTATTAAAATTAATTTTGTAGGCAATGTAGAAAAAGAAAATGCATTTAGAATAAATGGAATAACTTTTGGACAATGGTCAGAAGAGTTTGCCTCAACATCTTTAGGAGTCATCCCAACAGATATTCCGTCAACCATATCAATTGCTCCACAAAAAGGAATTGTTGCTAAATGCTATGGACTTCAAGAGTTAGACGCATACTATCTTGCTTCTGGAAATATGCTAAAAGCAAAAAATTCTGGAATACCATTAGTTTATGGAACTTCTGGACACACAACTCTTTATGAAAATGGTGGCCTTCCATCTTTGATCGTTCCTGGTCTTGGAATGCTAAACAAGTCTGGACAGTACAAACAATATACTTTAGAGATGTGGTTAAGAATAAACTCTTATTCCAATGACACTAAAAGAATTATTGGGCCTTTAGGGTCTTCTGATGGAATATACGTAGATGGTCCATCAATAGGTTTGAAAATTGGAAATGAGTATAAGACTAATTATATTGGTGAGTGGACAAGACCAATGCTTGTTCATTTAAAAGTTGGAACAAATATTGCATCTCTTTTGATTAATGGAGAAGAGGTAATATCTATTCCTTATTCTCAAGCACTAGCAAGCCTTCCCTCAAAACTTAATAACGGAAAAGATCAAGACTGGATTGGTTTTTATGCTTACGAAGATATTTCTCCTATAGATATAGATTGCGTTGGAATTTACCCATATCTAGTTGCCAACCAAGTTGCAAAAAGAAGATATGTATTTGGACAAGGCGTTGAAATTCCAGAAAACATTAACGCATCATATAGCGGAACCTCTGTTACAGTTGATTACTCATTTGCAAACTACACAGGAAACTACTCTTATCCACAAACAGGTTCTTGGAATCAAGGATTTAGCGATAATATAGATACATCAAACAGGTCACTTTCTGTGATACGCCATCCACTGCCACAAGTTGTTCTTTCATCTAAGACCCAGTCAGAACTGTTTGAAGACAACAAGACCTCTAATCGTATAGAGGAAACAACAAGTTTCTTCTACGATACAAAAGATTATTTTTCACTTAAGCCAAACAACTCTTGGGACTCTGTTTCTGGATATCTTTTCTTTGAAAACTTTGATGTTTTAAAAACCCCTATATCAGCATTCTATGGATGCTTTCAGTTAAAAAATAACGCAACAACACCACAGATACTTTTTAGAATTGAAAAAGAAAACACTTCTAATTATTTTAAAATACAGGTAGAAAACAATACTTTAAAATATATAATAAATTCAAACGGAAAGTCTGAAACACTGTACTCTTCTGAAGTTTTAAATGAAAATGAGTTCTTTGAAGTAGGCTTAAACATTCCTAGGTTTGTAGAGATTTTTGGAAACCCTGTCTCAGAGTTTTTTGGATCTTTTGGAGATTTAAGAATGTATGTTGGTGGAGATAAAACTAACACAGCAACATTTACTGGCAAAATATATAATATTGGATTTGCAACAAAGTATAACTTTCAAAAAATTAAGAATTTATTTAATGAGATAGGAGTTCCAAAATTAAATGAAGACTTGTTTTTTGCTTATCAAAACAATCAACTAATAGATATTGATGCAGGTATTGATACTACCTCTTTGCCACCATACGGAGGTTTAACTGACGTTTCTCCAGGAGCGATTTCTGGAGGAGGGGTTGTGCTTTTAGAAGAAGACTTTTTAATTGAGCACACGGCAAGTTATACCTTGGTCCCAGACATTCTGTTTGACAAGTATACGCTTGCTATTGCATCAAATGCATATTGGGAAGACAACCTTCCACTTACATATTTTGCAGAATCTGTTTTGGATAAGAGAGGGGATCAGTATTTTGATCTTGATTTTATTCAGTTTAACTTTAATTATCCAATTCCAACAAAAACTATTGCAATAGAGACAGAACCAGTTGAGTGGACATATGCAGAACTTAACAACGAATACGGAAGTCCAATTCAAAGAGGCTATGACTCATTAGATAATTATTTGTTTACGGGATATAACGATTATGAAGATTTAAAAAATAAAATAGCAAAAGATTACAAGTATGATACAGATGGTTCACTAGTAAAAACATATGTTACTTTTCAATACACAGAACTTGGCGCAAACGCTACTTCTGAATATTTTACTAAAATAGAAAGACCAGCAAGGAATGGGGTTTTGATTCCAGGCACTGATTGGATGACAACAAAATATGAAGTAGTAGATAATATGATTATATATCCACCTTCAGGAGTTGACTTTAATGATTTATCAATAGTTACTCACATAGAAATTAATGTAAAAAATTCATTAGTTAACAACGTAAGTATTAAAAAAATGTCTTATGCTTCGCAATCATTAAACGAATCAAATGCAAGCCCTATCGGAACAAGATTTGGAACCCCAATTTATCCATACACAAAGTCTGGAATTTATTATGACTTTAAAAAGAACAATCCTTTTTCAATATACAGCGCATCATCTCCTTATTTATATTTAACCAAGACAAGTGGAATACAATTAAGAGGAACTTACGATCCACTAATTAATAGAGGATTGTTGATTCCTGTAAACACAAGCAGGGCGGATG